GGGTGGAGACTTGCAGGCTGTTGGAGTCAACATCATGGAGCGTGTCAAAGTTAAGCTGAAGCCCGTGTTGCCACAGAACTTCCTCATTGACCCCGTAGCTACGTCCGTTGAGGACGCCATGGGCGTTGCTGTGGACGAGTTCGTAAGCAGACATCAGGTAGAGCTTCTGCAGGAACAGGGCGTCTATAAGGACATCTACGTAGGCTCTGCAGCACCCGACACAGACCTTGAGCCTGACCAAGACATCACTATCTACAACGACGACAAAGTGCGTCTAACAAAGTACTACGGCTTAGTCCCACGAGAGCTGCTTGAGAAAGCTATGCAGGACGAGGACGAAGAAGTAGTAGAACTGGACGAGAAGCCTAAGTCAAGATACGTAGAGGCGGTAGTTGTTATTGCTAATGGTGGACTTCTGCTCAAAGCTGAAGCTAACCCATACATGATGCAGGACAGACCTATTGTAGCCTTCCCATGGGACGTAGTACCCGGTAGATTCTGGGGACGTGGCGTGTGCGAAAAAGGCTACAACAGCCAGAAAGCACTTGACACAGAGTTACGAGCTAGGATCGACGCTCTGAGTCTTACGATACACCCGATGCTTGCCATTGACGCTACACGTCTGCCTAGAGGAGCAAAACCAGAAGTACGTCCGGGTAAGATGATATTAACTAGTGGAGATCCTCGTGAAGTTCTACAGCCATTTAATTTTGGTCAAGTTAACCAGATCACTTTTGCACAAGCTGGGGCATTACAGCAGATGGTGCAGCAGGCGACTGGAGCGGTTGACTCAGCTGGTATTGCGGGACAAGTTAACGGAGAAGCAACAGCTGCTGGTATTAGTATGTCTCTTGGCGCTATCATTAAGCGTCACAAACGTACTCTTATCAACTTTCAGCAGTCTTTCCTGATTCCATTTGTCAAGAAAGCAGCCTACCGTTACATGCAGTTTGACCCTGAGAATTATCCCGTAGCTGACTACAAGTTCAACGCAAGTAGCACACTGGGTATTATCGCTAGGGAATACGAGGTGACACAGCTGGTACAACTACTACAGACCATGGAGAAAGACTCACCGCTGTACAACACACTGATCCAGTCAATCATCGACAACATGAATCTATCTAACCGTGAGGAACTTCTGGCGGCTATGGCACAAGCTATGCAGCCTAACCCAGAAGCTCAGCAGATGGCACAAGCAGCACAGCAGGCCCAGCTTGAGTTCCAGCAGTCCCAGACAGCAGCTTTGGCTGCTCAGGCTCAGGAGTCAGCAGCTAGGGCAGGCAAACTTGTTGCAGAAACCAATGCTGTACCTCAAGAGTTAGAGATAGACCGCATCAATGCTATCACTAGGAATCTACGTGAAGGCGATGCAGAAGACAAAGAGTTTGAAAGACGTATGCGCGTTGCTGAAACTCTCCTTAAAGAACGTCAGATTAAAGGTAATCAAAATGCTAACAGACCAAGAACTGAAAGTCCTAATGCGGCAGGTGGACAAATACCTAGAACCTCGTTGGGAACTCCTCAGAGACTTAGACCGCAAGGTGGAGGCAATAGCTAATGGCACAAGAGAAGCACCCAAGCCTCAAGCGAGCAGGGGTAAGCGGGTTCAACAAACCGAAGAGGACTCCTAATCACCCAACTAAGTCCCATGTTGTTGTCGCCAAAGAAGGTGACAAGATCAAGACCATACGGTTTGGACAACAGGGAGTTAGCGGTGCGGGGAAGAATCCTAAGACCGATAAAGAGAAAGCAAGGCGTAAGTCATTTAAGGCTCGTCATGCTAAGAACATTAGCAAAGGTAAGATGTCAGCGGCATACTGGGCAAACAAGGAGAAATGGTAGTGGCAAAAAAAGGTTTATATGAGAATATACACGCCAAACGTAAGCGTATTGCAGCCGGAAGTGGTGAAAAGATGCGTAAACCGGGTTCAAAAGGCGCACCCAGCGCAAAAGCCTTCAAACAAGCAGCTAAAACAGCAAAAAGGAGTAAACGATAATGCCATATGTAAAAGGTAAAAAGTACCCATACACCAAAGAGGGTATGAAGGCAGCTAAAAAAGCTAAGGCTAAAGCTAAGCCAAAAAAGTCAAAGAAGTAGCTTGACTTTTGTTAAAAAGTATGCTATACTATAACTGTAGTAATACATAAAGGAAATCAATGAACACTGAGCTTGAAACTTATTTTGACAACTACAACGAACTCTTCAATCACGAAGGTTTCAAACAACTCGTGCAAGAACTTTCCAGTAATGCAACACGACTTGCTGACATTCAGTCAGTCAAAGATGCAGAAGATCTACACTTTCGTAAAGGCCAAGTTGCTGCTTTGGCTTCTGTAATCAATCTTCCAGATACGATTGCAGCTGCTAGAGAACAAGCAGAAGCTGATAACGAAGAAGTAGAAGATGTATAAAATCTACGACTTTAAGTGCCCTAATGGGCATGTAGTAGAAAAGTTTGTCCCTAATGGCACTAGGATCAGTAGGTGCGATTGTGGTGCTGAAGGGACGCGTATGGTATCTGCTCCGGCTTTTATCCTAGATGGGTCTAGTGGGGACTTTCCCGGTAGACACATGAGGTGGGTAAAGGAACACGAAAAGGCAGGCCGAAATAACAACCTCCATAATGACTAAGATCACGGAGTTTAATCATGTCAAGAGCAACAATGGTTGACTTGCCTCCCGAAGAGGAACAAGCAGACAACATTGAAGAAAACGAAGTAAATGAGATTCAGCAAGAAGTAGCTGAGCAACCTCAACAAGAAGAACCCACCGTACCAGAGAAGTACCACGGTAAATCACTAGAAGAAGTGGTACAGATGCACCAAGAGGCTGAGAAGCTACTTGGGCGTCAATCATCTGAGGTAGGTGAACTTCGTAAAGTTGTGGATGACTTTATTACAAGTCAGTCGCAGCAACAAGCACCTCAACAATACGTTGAGCCTGAAGACGATATTGACTATTTTACGGACCCTCAAGCAGCAGTTAATCGTGCTATTGAGAATCATCCGAAGATCAGAGAAGCTCAAGAGTACACTGCACAATACAAGAAGCAGACATCTCTTGCGATGCTAAACAGCAAACACCCGGACATGCAGGACATCCTAAAAGATCCTAAGTTTGCTGACTGGATCAAAGATTCTAAGATCAGGACTCAGTTGTTTGTAGAAGCTGACCAACAGTACAATGCTGAAGCTGCTGATGAACTGTTTACTCTCTGGAAGGAGCGTAAGAACATTGCACAACAGACGGCTGCAGTAGAAAAGCAGTCACGGAAGCAACAACTTAAGGCAGCTAACACAGGCAATGCACGAGGCAGTGCTGAAGGTAGTCGTAAGAAAGTTTATCGCAGGGCCGACATTATTAAACTTATGAGAACAGACCCTGAGCGTTACCAAGCTTTATCAGAAGAAATCTTGAAAGCATACGCAGAGGGTCGAGTCAAATAATCTAAAGGAGATTGTGACTAATGGCTACTGCTACATATCCCGGTGCGGCGGGTTTTACCGCAAAGACAGAAGCGGCAACTTTTATTCCAGAAATCTGGAGTGACGAGATCATTGCTGCTTACCAAAAGAACCTTAAGATGGCTCCACTCGTCAAGAAGCTTGCTATGTCAGGCAAGAAGGGCGACAAGATCCATATCCCTAAGCCGACTCGTGGAGATGCAAATGCGAAAGCTGCTGACACTGCAGTAACGATCATTGCAAACACTGAGTCAGAACTGACTATCGACATCGACCGCCACTTTGAGTATTCACGACTCATCGAGGACATCGTTGAAGTACAGGCTCTCAACAGCCTCCGTCAGTTTTACACCGAAGACGCTGGCTACGCTCTTGCTGTCAAAGTTGACAACGACCTCCACTCTTGTGGTACTGGTTTTGGCGACGGCGGCACAGTAGTATTCTCTGGTTCAGTAGCTCCTACTGACTACCAGCATACTGGCTGTTTCTTCAATGACAACGGTACTACGACTCAGTATACCGACGACACGATGGACGCTAATGACGTATTTACCGATGCGTTCTTCCGTGACATGATTCAGAAGTTGGACGACAATAACGTACCGATGGAAGATCGAGTACTTGTGATTCCTCCTTCAGTTCGTAACACGATCATGGGGATTGACCGATATGTGTCTTCTGACTTCGTAAGTGGTCAGGCTGTACAATCTGGTCTTATCGGTAACTTGTACGGTGTAGACATCTATGTGTCTGCTAACTGTGCTACTATCGAAGCTGCTGCAGACAACACTGCATCATCTATCGACACTCGTGCTGCCATGCTCTTCCACAAGGACGCTATTGTCCTAGCTGAGCAGTTGTCAGTACGTTCACAAACCCAGTACAAGCAGGAATACTTGTCAACGCTGTACACGGCTGACTGCCTCTACGGTGTTCAGGTATATCGTCCTGAAGCTGGTTTCGTACTCGCTATTGCTGAGTAATGAAAACAAAGGGGGTCTTCATTGGCCCCCTACTTTTCTGGCCCTCTTTCCCCTCCGGGCAACAAAGTAGTATAGACTAAGGAATACCAATGGCTACAACTATCATCACTAAAAACGGCTCTGGCGCTCCATTAGCCTCTGACTTAGTAGCCGGAGAACTTGCCGTAGACTTAACTAATGGACGTTTGTACACAGAAGACAGCGGCGGTTCAGTAATTGAATTAGGGTTAACTCCTTCAGGAAATGTTGATATTAACGGTGGTGCTATTGACGGCACGACTGTAGGTGCTGCAAGCGCGTCTACTGGCGCATTTACTACTTTAACAGCCAGCAGCAGCTTAAATATTGCAAGCTCAACCACTGTTGACGGTGTGTTGGACGAAGACAACATGGCGTCCGACAGCGCGTCTAAGCTTGCTACGCAACAAAGCATCAAGGCATACGTCGATAGTCAAATAGGCGCTAACAACGAACTGTCAGAAGTTTTAAGCAATGGTAACACCACTGGCGGCACAGACATCTCGGTCTCGTCAGGCGACGACATCACCTTTGCAGACAGCTCCAAGGCTATCTTCGGTGATGAGTCGGACCTACAGATTTATCACGACGGCACTAACAACTACGTTGACGCTGCTGGCGTTGGTCACTTGTACTTACAATCGCAGGGCGATGATAAGGACGTAAAGATTCGGTCTGATGATGGCCTTGGTGGGCTGACCGAATACTTCCGCGCCGACGGTTCTTTGGGTCAAGCCCAGCTGTACTACTATGGGGACAAGAAGCTAAATACCATTTCCACAGGCATCGACGTAACGGGTAGTGTGGTCAGCGATGGTTTGACTGTTGATGGCGGAGCCAACCTGCTTACTCGAACATCGTCTGGCGCTGAAGTAGATGTCTTGGAAGTAAGGAATAATGCTACTGCCGCTTCTACAGCGTCAACAATTAAGTTTGTTAACTCAACTGCCGCTGGATCTAATAGTGGTTCAAGTGAGTTAGTTGCCGTCCGTACAGGCACAAATACTGGTGATTTTAAAATAAGAACAAGTAATTCAACTGGCTCAATGATTGATCGTTTGTTAGTTGA